GCGCGGCGTTCTACGTCAACCGCAACATCCGCGAGAAGCTGCGCCTGGGCATCCTGGAGAAGGTGTCCACCAACCTGACCTGGGAAACCGTCGCCGGCGAGCGTGTGATGACGTTCGACGACATCCCCGTCCGCCGCACCGACGCCCTGGTCAACACCGAGTCCCGCGTCGTCTAAGCCGCAGACCTCACGAACCCTGAAAGGAAACCATCATGATTCTCGACAAGCGCAATGAGTTCTGCGACGCCACCGCGCTCAACACCGGCGGCGCCGGCACCTACCTGGTGGGCGACCAGATCGACCTGGGCGCCGCCCGCGACGTGGGCAACGGCGAGCCGATGTACCTGGTGATCACCGTCGACACGCTGCCCACCTCGGGCGGCAGTGCCACGGCCCAGTTCGCCTTGGCCTCGGACGCTTCCGCCTCCATCGCCACCGACGGCAGCGCCACCGTGCACCTGCAGACCAAAGCCTTCGCCATCTCCGAGATGGCCGCAGGTCAGGTCCTGGCCGCGATCGCCCTGCCCATGGAAGGCGTGGCCTACGAGCGCTACCTCGGCATCCTGCAGACCACCGCCACCGCAGCCTTCACCGGCGGCAAGATCAACGCCTTCCTGACCCACGACGTGGCGAAGTGGAAGAGCTACGACGCGCCGTTCCAGGCTTGATGAGGTGATTGCATGAAAGTGACCGCCATCAAGCCCGCGTTCTTCAACGGCGCTCGCGTGCACGCGGGTGACGTGATCGAAGTGCCCGAAGGTCTCAAGGCCTCCTGGTTCGTGCCCGCCGACAGTGTCAAAGCCGCAAAACCTGCAGCCAAGACCGCGGCCAAGGCAGCGCCACAAGCCCTGTCGCAAGCCGGCAAGGACGAAGCCAAAACCTTCGTCCAGGCCCACAGCGAAAAGGCCGACCTGGCCTGATCGGCAGTCACCCGACTGCACCGCAAGGGGCTCCAGTTCTTGGAGCCCCTTTTTTGTTGCGTGTCCGTGGCCGTGAGGGCCGACCCTACACTGCCCGCATCTGGAGAATGCCATGGCCTCTGACGTCCAAATCTGCAACATGGCCTTGAGCCACATCGGCTCGGAGGCCCGCGTCGCCTCGATCAGCCCACCCGACGGCTCGGTCGAGGCCGGGCACTGCGCCACGTTTTACGACATCACACGCACCGAGCTGCTCGAGCCCGGCAACTGGGCGTTTTCGCTCAAGCGCGCCGCCCTGGCTCAGGTCACGAACCCGAGCACCGTGTGGGCCTACGCCTACGCGAAGCCCGCTGACTGCCTGCGCCCGCTGCGCGTGCTGCGCCCCTCGATCGCCATCACCGTGTTCACCCAGGACCTGGTCGTGGAGCCCCACACCGACGACCGCGACAGCGCGCCCTACGACATCGAGGGCGGGGTGATCCTGACCAACGAGCCTGATGCGGTGCTGGTGTACGTGCAGGACGTGACCGACAGCACGAAGTTCACGGCGAGCTTCACCAGCACCTTTTCGTATCTGCTGAGCTCCTACCTGGCCGGGCCGATCCTGAAAGGCACCGACGGCATGCGCGTCGGCGACTCCATGCGCCAGCGCGCCATGGCCATCGCCGATGTGTCCGCGACCGCGAGCGCCAACGCCTCGAGCGCCGAGTCGCTGCCCCAACCCACCCTGCTGGCGGTGCGCGCATGAGCATCAAGCAGCTGCTCCGCTCGTTCGCCGGCGGCGAGATCACGCCCGAGCTCGCCGGGCGCCTGGACCTGGTCAAGTACCAGACGGGCCTCGCGCTGTGCCGCAACTTCATCACGCTGCCGCACGGCCCCGCCGTGCGCCGCTCAGGGTTCGAGTTCATCCGCGCCGCCGGGGACTCGACCCGCGCCGTGCGCATCCTGCCGTTCACGTTCAGCGCCGAGCAGACCGCCGTGCTCGAGTTCGGCCACCAGTACGTGCGCATCCACATCGACGGCGCCACGCTCTTGGCCCCGACCGCCGCGGCCTGGCTCACCACCACCGCCTACGCGGTGGGCGACTTAGTCGCGCAGGGCGGCAGCCAGTACTACTGCACGACCGCACACACCGCAGGCACCTTTGCCACGGACCTGGCCGCCGGCAAGTGGTACGCACTGCCCGCGAGCGGCGTCTACCAGATCCCCACGCCCTACGACGGCGCCGACCTCTTCGACTTGCACTACACCCAGTCGGCCGACGTGGTGACGGTCACGCACCCGAGCTACGCGACGCGGGAGTTGAAGCGCCTGGGCGCCACCACCTGGACGCTGACTACGCTCTCGTTTGCCGCCCCCACCAACGCGCCGACCACGTTGGCTGTCACCGCCACCGTGGCCGAGGACAAAAACAAGACCACGCAAAAGTACGTCGTCACCACCGTGGGCGCCGACGGCGTCACCGAATCCTTGCCCTCCGAGCCCAAGGCCGTGAGCAACAACCTCACGCTCGCCGGCAACTACAACACCATCACCTGGGACGCGGTCGGCGGCAACACCCGCTACAACGTCTACAAGCTGCGCGGGGGCATCTACGGCTACATCGGCCAGGCCCGCCCCAACACCGGCGCCACCACCAAGACGATCAGCACCATCGACCGCCCGGGCGCGGGCGACAAGACCGTCACCGTCACCACCAGCGCCGCGCACGGCTTTGCCGATGAGGACCTGGTGCTGATCGAGGACACCGGTGTGGCGACGCTCGACGGCGCCTGGGTGATCACGGTCACCGGCGCCAGCACGTTCACCTACGAGTCCGTGACCGACTCGACCGACAACGCGGTGATCGGCACGGCCTCGATCCCCGAGCTCTCGATCATCGACGACAACGTGCTGCCCGACACCACGCAGTCGCCCCCCGAGGACATCATCGCACTCAACTCGGGCGCCAACGACTACCCCACGGCCACCACCTACCACGAGCAGCGCCGCTGGTTCGCGGGCACCAACGACAAGCCCCAGGTGCTCTTCGGTACCCGCACCGGCACTGAGTCGAACCTCACGAGCTCGATCCCCTCGCGCGACGCCGACGGCATGGAGCTGCGCATTGCGTCCAACCAGTACAACAAGATCCGCCACCTGGTCGCGCTCTCGGACCTGATCGCATTTACCGAGGGCGGGGAGTTCCGCATCTACTCCGACGGCGCCCCGGCCATCACGCCCACCAGCGTCACGATCAAGCCCCAGGGCTACGCCGGCGCCTCGAACGTGCAGCCGGTGGTGACCACGGGCTCGATCCTGTACGTGCAGGCCCAGGGCTCGCGCCTGCGCGAGCTGTCCTACTCCTGGGAGGCCAACGCCTACCGCACGACCGACGCCTCGATCATGGCGCCGCACCGCTTCAACGGCTACACGGTCCAAGACCTGGCCTACGGCCGCGCGCCCGACTCGATCGCCTGGGCCGTGCGCAACGACGGCGTGCTCTTGGGCATGACCTACGTGCCCGACCAGCAGGTCTACGGCTGGCACGCGCACGACACCACCGACGGCCTGTTCGAGTCGGTGTGCGTGGTGCCCGAGGCCAACGAGGACGTGCTCTACGCGGTGGTCAAGCGCAGCATCGGCGGCAGCGACCTGCGCTACATCGAGCGCCTGCGCACGCGCCTTTTCACCGCCCAGGCCGATGCGTTCTTCGTCGACTCCGGGCTCACGTATGCCGGCACGCCGGTCACCACCCTGTCGGGCCTGTCGCACTTGAACGGCAAAGAGGTCGACATCCTGGCCGACGGCGCCGTGCACCCGCGACGCACCGTCACCGCGGGCGCCATCACCTTGGACTACGCCGCGAGCAAAGTGCACGTCGGCCTGCCCATGACCTCGGACCTGCGCACGCTGCCCCTCGCGCTCGAGGGCGCCGCCGCAGCAGGCCAAGGCACCGTCAAGAACGTCAACAAGGTGCACCTGCGCGTCTCCCAGTCGAGCGTGATCAAGGCCGGCCCCACATTCGACCGCCTGCGCGAGTACCCGGCCCGCGCCGTCACCGACCCCTACGGCTCCCCACCCGCACTGCGCGACGGCGAGCTCACGCTCTCGGTCGACCCGAGCTGGAACCAGGACGCCGCGATCTGCGTGCGGCAAGATTTGCCGCTGCCGCTCTCCGTGCTCTCGATGACGCTCGAGCTGCAGACCGGTGGCTGAGGTCCTGATCCGACCCACCGAACCGGGCGACGCGGCCCTGCTCACCGCCAACCTGCGTGCCGCCGACCGGGCCGAGTGCCAGGCCTACGGCCAGGGCGACATCGCCGCCGGCATCGAGGCGAGCGTGCGCCGCTCGATCCTGTGCTGGTCGGGCTGGGTCGATGGCGAGCTGGCCGCGATCCTGGGCGTCGCACCGGTCAACGTGCTGACCGGCATGGGCTCGCCCTGGATGCTCGGCACGCCCGTGCTCGACCGTCACCAGCGTGTCCTTGTCCGCAGCACCCCCGAGTACATTGCCCGAATGCTAAAGGCCTTCCCGCACCTGGTGAATTTCGTGCACGCGCGCAACACCACCAGTGTGCGCTGGCTGCGCCGCCTGGGGTTCACGCTGCACGAGGCCGTGCCATTCGGCCCGCTCGGTGAGCCCTTTCACCCGTTTGAAATGCGAGCCTGACCATGTGTGAACCCGCAACGATCGCCGCGATCAGCTCTTGGGCCGCTGGCTCGACGGCTGCCGCCGGCACCGCCGCGGCGGCCGGTACTGCTGCCGCTGCAGGCACCGCCGCCGCTGCTGGCACTGCTGCGGCCACGACCGCTGCCGCCACCACCGCCGCCACGGCGGGC